CTTACGAGTATTACCGCTAGTCTTTGGGCAATTAACATCTTCGTCGGTGAAGGCGCTATTCATATACGCAAAGCGTGTAAGACGGATGCACAAGACGATGGGTCCAAAGGGTTGTGCTATCTACCTGAAAGCCTGCTACGTGCTATTGCAGCACTCGGCGGGCGGGATGGTAGACGCCTCTCCTTGGGCCTTAGGGGCAAATGTCTCTGTGACACGTAAGGGAATCCCACGGATCCTTCCTGTCCAACATCGAATCCTGGTTTCACAGGGGGATGTTGGTGTCATTAGACTTTGGTTATCTATCCTCGGCTTATACCGAGAACTAGAGTTCAAAGGAACGCTAAAGTTGAAAACAATAACGCAGCCTGGGATAGATATCTCGGGCTTCAGAACGCAGGAATGGGTATCGTGGGTCCCCCTCTTCTATGAGAAAGCGAGAGTGATTACTCGCGATCCCTGGAAGATGGTTCCTTCAAACGACCTGACTCCGTGGTCTATTCCATTTATAAGGAAAAGCTCTCCGACCTCGGGGGGCTGGGCCTCAGTAATGGGGCTGCCTTGGGATCTACTCCTTTGGGGGTCTGATCCACGCATGAGACCGGGTCTACTGACCTGGTTGAAAGCGGTAGATGGTTTAGAGTTGACCTGGTCAATAAAAGCCTTATGGAAAATAATGGAGAAAAAGGCTCGGCGGCATATAGATGCCATACCGCAGTCTGGATCTCCGGAATGGACCAAAAAGTGGATATTGGCCGGGGAGAAGGGAGAAGTTGCTCCTCTATGGTATCCTTATAGGGGTGACCCCTTACGTTGGGCGCTGCTCTACGTAAGCCGGGATCAGACTGCTAGTCTGGCCTGGTATCGGGAATTCATATGGGGAAAACCGCTCTTCTTTGGACGGTTAGGGTTCAAGGAGGAACCCGGAAAGATCAGAGTCTTTGCCATGGTAACCCTCATTACCCAGACGTTGATGAGACCCTTGCATCAATGGATCTTTAAGCGACTACGCATGATCCCAACAGACGGAACTTTCGACCAAACTGCTCCGGTGGAGCGGTTGATCTCGAGATTCAATGCTGAGGGTCACTGGGTAGCGTCCTATGATCTGTCGGCGGCGACCGATCGGTTGCCACTAACATTACAAATGGACCTGTTAGAGCCGCTTCTGGGGAGGGCGTTAACCGAGCTATGGGCTCAGTTCTTAGTGGGAGTCCCTTATGGGCTACCAAGGATAGCAAGAAGCTACAACCTTGGGTTCGATCGCGTATACTACGCGGTTGGACAGCCTATGGGGGCTCTCTCTTCCTGGGCTATGTTAGCATTAACGCACCATGCGCTAGTGCAACTCGCCGCGCATAATGTATATCATGCGCCAGGATGGTTCCTTATGTACGCAGTTCTCGGAGACGACGTGGTCATCGCTGACCGCGCCGTAGCACGAGAGTATCTACGGATAATGAAGACTATAGGAGTAGAGATAGGCTTAGCCAAAAGCTTAGTCTCGAAAGATAGTTCTCTCGAGTTTGCGAAGCGAACTTGGATCCGCGGACGGGATACTACACCAGTTTCACTAGCAGAGATGCTAGTAGCACTAAGGTCCTTAGGGGCCCTAGCGGAACTGATTAGTAAGAATATGAAATACGGAGTGATCCGTATCTCTTCCGTAGCACGCTTTTGTGGTTTCGGCTATCGAAACTTAGCTCGACTGCCAGTCGGGTTAGGAATCGGGAATCGTCTATCAGGTCTACTCGCGTACCTCTGCCGCCCGGGCGGTATTTGGCCAATGCCTCTTGAGGCTTGGTTATGTACCGTGGCCCCGGGTGGACAGGAGGGAGAAGTAGCTGACCGGACGGCTTGGGGCATTGCTACGAGCCTATGGGGCTACACCCTCCGTGCGCTTCTTAAGCGTATGGTGACGTTCGAGCGACTCTTGTTCGACCTAAGTATGGCTAAATACATTGATCTCGAGATTGAGGCCAAAGAACCTCAATTGAGAGAAGAAGGTATGCCAACCGCTGGGCGAGCGAGTACTAAAGAAACGGTTAGAAAACCGTTCTTTTCTACTTCGACAAAGGCATTCTTCGGGATGGAAAACTCCGTCCCTTGGAATGAATTCTTTGTTGAGTGGGTTGCGACTCCGTTCACCAATGGGCTTCGGAAGGTGCACGAGCGAATCGACGACCGCCTGAGAGTGCTGAGTCCAGGGATCCTCCCCTCTTGGAGTCATCTAGGTGACCTTTGGGTAGAGATTGGCGATTGCGAGGATGGAGTAAATCTCCTTCCAAGCAAGGTGGAATATGCTTATCGTCTCGATGACGAGAAGGCACCATCAGCAAGGCTAATCACCTTGTGGCGTCAGTTACGATCCAAAGCTCGCCGAGAGGTGGCTTCAAAAGGTGACCTTCGAAGAGGTTTTGTTCTCGCGGTAACACCGCGAAGACGACGTAAGGGCGGTTAGTCAAACCAAACTTGCGGAAAGTCCAAAGTTGGGATTCATGAATAGGAAACTATTTCATGACCCACCAAATAGAAATGCGCAGCTAAGC